TATAAGTAAAAATATCTTCCACCATTTTTCGAGGTACTTTCGTTCGTTCATGCAATTCGGCATGAGTTCCAAGGGTTGACGGAAGAGATACGCCCGAACCCATCTCTATTTCTTATCCAATTTTATAATTCCGTTTATAATACGGTCTCTAATACGGCACTATAGGATTCAAGGCGTCGTAGACATTTTTGGAGCGTTGCCACGGAGATTTCACTGGCTTTGGCGATTTTGGCAAGAGGAATAGACACTCCGTCACATCGTTTCATTACAAAGGCAACACAGCCTGCCGCCAAGGAAGGGGGCATATTCTCCTGTGACAGTCCTGCTTCATCTGCCTTTTCGGCGATGCGTTTGCACAGGGTAAACAAGTGATCCATCTGATTTCGAGGAATCGGAAGACGTGACAAAGGCAACTGAATGTATTCGATGGCCTGCGTACTGGCCTGGCTCGGTTTATTAGTAGTGGTCATGTGAAGAAGACCCTTTTGACGGGCCATCGCCATGACTTCCTGCATTTGTTTTAATGCTTTGGTAAAGGTGGCAGAAGAAAGTCCAAACATTTCTGCAATTTCTTTTGGCTTTCGAGGTGAACCGGCCTGTTTCAAACTCATGTACAGACATGCGGACAAGAGGGCGTCGCGGCTAAGTCCTTGGCGCCCTCCAATTTCTTGTAATGTGGTGTAGAGATTTTTAGATTCTTCAATAATGGATTGATTGATTCCGGAATTAAGACCAATGAGAGACAACCGTTCACAGGTCTGAATGAATGAACGTTCCTTGTAGGGAACGGTATTCCAGGAATGATATTTTCGAACACGATACATCGCTTTAGCAGTGCCGTACCCGTTCAAAATGACGGTACCGAGTGAGGCTTCAGGAAGACGTGGATCTTGAGGTGCACCAACACGGGTTGGGTCTCCACCGCGGTCTTCTTGCGAGAAGTAGCGATATTCGGCGGTATTATCGAACGGCCGAGAGGCGATATGACCGCATTCTCGACAAGTAACCAAATCAGTGGTATAGAGACAATCAACGTTAAAGCAGTTTGGACATGTATCGTTATCTACCGGTTTGGGCAGGTCTTTGTCCTCCCAACTATCAAATGCTTCTTTGATTGATGGAAGACTACGACGAAGGTGAAACAGAGATTCCATTTCTTTACCCTATTTTATAAGGAAAGAATTGGTTCAATTTTTATACACAGTGAATAATCTTGTATAGTAGTAATGAGCGCCGTTCCACCACAAGGATCTGAAAAGCGCACGTCGATTCTTCCCAGCATGGCACCCTCAGGACTTGGGTTTTTTGGTTCTCCTTATTCACCGGCCGATGCCATGAAAACGCCTAATCAAATCGGTGTTAAGGTTGGTAGCTCGATGGGTGATGTAGTAAGTGCGGTAAAAGGTGTTGGATTTTACATTGATCAGATTGGATTTGGGGCGCCATCTACGGGTCTGACTCGTGGAATGGATTTGAAGCCGCTGGGTGTGAACTATTTTATTAAGACTGGTTCAAAGTGTTCAAATGGAGCAACTATGTGGACGTATATGCAAGGAATTCCGGAAGGAAATGCGCTAGGAAATACGGTTAAGAATGCAATGGCAGATATGGGTATGCCGCCGCTAAAAGGTCTTGCGCCTGGTATGTTAGAGGACGCAAAGAATGGATTGAATCCTGCCCCACTTATGAATTCGCTATTGGGTTCAGGGTATCCTCAATGCAAACAAGTTACGTTACAGGTTGGTGATGCAGAGGGACGTATTATGGATCCGAGTTCGGGAGAAGTATGGATTGCAGAGCCAGAGAGGGCAGTGCGAAGGGGGAATGGTTATGTTCAGACACAATGGGTACAAGATACAGATTCGAAAGGAGATCCGATTAATTTGTCACGAGACGAATGGATTGCGGTACCGAAAACGTACAGCGCAGATGGAAAGCGAATAAAAGAGGGATTCGAAGAGATGATGACGAAACCGAGTACGATTATTGCGGTAGGGGTTCTGTGTTTTCTAGCTCTGGCGTTTGTAAGAAAGTAAACTTGCAACACTCATCATTCGTATGAAGACGGGCGCCAAATAGGTTAGTTTTACTGGTGCCTCGAGTCAATCGCATGAAGGAATTCATGTATATCATCAAATAGTATCAGGTGCATTAACATGTTATAATAGCATTCGATAGAACGTAATACGTTCCTCTCGAGTGATTCTTAGAGGCATCTATCATAGAAGAAAGATCTTCGTTTGTATTACTTTGTAAGCTTATGCCAAAGGCTGACTTATGCCAAAGGCCGATTTATGCCAAAGGCTGGCTTATGCCAAAGGCCGATTTATGCCAAAGGCTGGCTTATACCAAAGGCTGACTTACTTCGTAAGCTTATAGGCATAGTATGCAGAAGCACCACCCAGAAGCTGAGCGATCACATAACTCAAGAATGTCATCATGTTGATCTTAGAATCCATAAACATGGCAAACGAAACCGCCGGGTTAACGTATCCTCCACTGATTGCACCAATCAAGAAGATTGCAATTGCCAGGGCGCCGCCGATAATGAATGGATTGCCACCGCTGGAGAAAATCGCCAAGATGAAAAAGAAGCTACCAATGTACTCTGCAAAATAGGTTGTAAAAGAGGCCATGACTCTATTGATGGTTAAGATTATTGTATTATTTATATAATACATAATTTAAAGAGCAACGTATCATAATATATAAAAATGTTTCAACAAGTGGTAATATGGGGCTATAAATTATATTCTCATACACATAGTTATATTCATGGTGCCTTTTTTAAGGCATTTCAGCATTTAGGATATAAGACATTCTGGCTAGATCATCACGACGATCTTTCATCGTATACATTTGAAAACACTCTATTTCTTACTGCAGGAGGTGCAGAAGAGGGCATTCCTGTTCGAAATGATGCATATTATATTTTGCATAATTGTAATATGGATAAATATAAAGATGTTCTTTCCAAACAAAAATTAATTATACAAGTATATACACATGATGTAATTAACTGTCATGGTGGAATACCGATTGAAGGTCATGATGGTAGTTTTAGGACAGATAGTTGTTTGTTTATCCCATGGGCGACGGATCTGTTACCCGAAGAGATTGATCAAAATATCAATCGTGATATTATCTCTCAATCAGTCGTTAATTTTGTGGGAATGATGACAAATGAATGGTTTGATATTAAACTTTGGTGCGAATATCGTTCAATCCCCTTTCAAGGGATCGGTGGATTTACAGATTACAAGGTTAATTTTAGTGAAAATATGAGATTAATTCAAGAATCGTTAATAGCGCCTGCAGTTCAAGATCAATGGCAAGTAGAGAAAGGTTATATTCCATGCCGAATTTTCAAAAATATTTCCTATGGAAAAATGGGAATGACAAACTCGGCACATGTCAATGAATTGTTTGGAAAGCGATTGATTTATCATTCAAATATTCATGAACTAATGAATATGGGGTTACAATTCGAACAACAGTCGGCGGAAGAAAAAAGAAAAATACTAATTCCATTAATGGAGTATGTTCGAGATAAGCATACCTATTTGAATCGTATTGAGTTGATTTTGAATGAATTTAAGTTGTCTTCACAGCAGGCGTGTTACAAATCAACTTCTGACTCGTAATGAGACGGGAACCGATACACATCGTCTCAAGTTCTTGCAATAGCAGTTTAGAAGCATAAGGAAGATGAAGATGCGCAAAGCTCGTCGTATTCCCACAGCCGCGGCATGCCCAAATGTTTTGTTCTGGATTGGCAATCGCCAATAGACCGCAGTCTTTACAGGAGTAACATGAGAAGGAATCTGAACATTCCATCAGACGCTCTTTTGTAAACTCCGCCATACCATGCGCGACCACGCAATCACGCTCCATCTCTCCAAATCGCAAACCACCCTCGCGCGCCCTTCCCTCTGCAGGCTGGCGCGTCAACATCACCAGCGGACCCGATGCACGACTATGCATCTTATCCGCCGAGCAGTGGCGCAAACGCTGATAATAGCACGGACCGATGAAGATCGACGTCTCCATCATTCGCCCCGTGTATCCGTTATACATAATTTCGTTACCATAGGGCTCCATACCATATTGGTCCCGCAGAAGTCCTGCCAAATCGTCCACGGTCGTCTCGCCGAAAGGAGTGCCATCGCCCAGGCACCCGCCCATGCAACCAATCTTACTCATTAGCGTCTCCATGAGCTGCGCAACCGTCATACGCGATGGAATGCAATGTGGATTAATGATAATATCAGGTACAATACCTGATGCCGTCTGAGGCATGTCTTCAGGATTTAGAATCATACCCATGGTGCCCTTCTGTCCGTGACGCGAGGAGAACTTGTCACCAATCTCAGGAATGCGGTCCTGGCGCATACGAATCTTGACGAAGGAGTAACCCTCGCCATTTCGATTCTTGTAAATCTTGTCAACATAACCCTTCTCGTTGTTACGCGGCATCTTGCTGACATCACGTGATTTCTTGGCACCAGCTGGCAATACCGCGCCGGTCGGCACGCGAAGCGGCACCACCTTTCCAATCAGAATGTCATCAGGTGTAACGTAGGTATTCTTGGGAACGAATCCATCATCGCCAATTTTCTCATAGTGAGCATTTTTCATGTGTTTGGTTTCTGTGGAATCAGGGCGGCAGAACTTCTCTTCTTCACCTGAGGACTGATTCTTGCGCTCTTCGTCTTTGTATGTGCGGTAGAAGATGGAGCGGAAACGGCCGCGGTCCAAGGAGGCACGGTTAATCATATTAGAATCTTCTTGATTATAACCCGTGTAGGTCATGATAGCAACAACGATATTCTGGCCGGCAGGCAGGCTCTGTGCACCAAAGAATCGACTCATGTAGGTCGATACCATCGGCTGTTCAGGGTAGCATAGTACATGGCTCATGGCATCAAAGCGCTCTCGGAAATTCAATGCATAAATACCCATGGCCTGCTTACCCATTGAACTTTGATAGGCATTACGAGGAGATTGATTGTGGTCAGGGAAGGGAATATAGGTGGCCGTTGTACCGAGAATAACACTGGGGTGGATTTCACAGTGTGTTGTAGTAGGGTCTGACATGGCCTTGGTATGATCCATTGCAATGTAGGCATTGTCCGTTTCGCCAGCATCGATGTACTCGAACAAGTTCTTGCCGCTGGGAGTCTGCCATCGCAGCAAGTGATTCCATTCCTTAATTGCCATAATCTGGTTTCGCAAGGTATCTGTCTTGTCTGCCATGATTTCACGCACCGCAGGCGCATAGTAAATCGGCCGAATCACACGACCTGCCTCCGTACTGATCCATAGCTCCTTGAATGCATTCTTCCATACGATGCCAGTATACAAGTGTAGAACACCAGCACGCTTAGCCTTTCGCAACTTGTCTACTGCCTCTTGAGTATCTTCGTTAGGAAAGATACCAATCCAGGAACCATTCAAGAAGACACGGGTACATTCATGTTTTTGTTCGATCGTAGAATCACGCAACGAAATCAATTTGTCCATTCGTTGGATAAAGGCGTATACTGTGACAGGTGAACTGAAGATGGTAATGAGGGTTGTCATGGCCATGTTCTTGACCACACCTACACCATGGCCTTCTGGCGTTTCGCATGGACAAATGTAGGAATATTGTGAATTATGCTGCTTTCTAGGGGCAATCAGCTTACCCGTCTTTTCAATCGGCGTGGAGATACGACGCAAGTGAGAGATACTGGCAGAAATATTCATGCGGTTGATAACTTGAGAGACACCGACCTTATTTGGTCCACCAATCTTTCCGCACCCAAAGTTACCCGTTGCCAAGGAAGACTTCAAACATACGTCCATGATGGTGGATTTGATGATTTTATTGATGTTATTAATGTTAACGATTTCTGTCCAATTACCAGTTGCCTTCCATGAACCACCGTGAATCTCCTTGGAGAGTGCGGCTTTCATGTCTTTCACCATACGATTGTTGTAGGTCTTGCGAAACAGGTCGGCAAGGAGAAAGCCAGGAATATCCACACGCTTATTGGGGTAGGCATCTCGGTCGTCGGTAGGAATACGCTTCGTAATGGTCCATAGTACCTTGCGACACATGTGTGCCAAGAAGCACGCCTTTTCATAATTCATCTCATGTCCGCCGATGTGAGGAAAGAGTTCTTCGGCAAGAATGTCTTGTACATTGCTTTGTTTTTGGGATTTGACGGACCAGGTGTTGGTATGCTCGCCGAGCCATGCGAGTGCCTGATCGCGTGTACAAATGGAGCTCGCCTCAAGAATTGTTTCAATCATGATGGGGTCATATGCCTCTTCTCCCTGAGATGTTACCGCAGTTCCAAGAATGAGTTCGCAAATATCACGGTCCGCCAGCACATTCAAGGCACGAAAGAGAATGACGACAGGAATATCGGTCTTGATACGAGGAACAGTGACACGAATCATGGTAATGAGCTGATTTTTCGGGTGATAGACGACTTTGACTGTATTGGATTTCGGAACTTGGTCGTTATCTGGGCCGATGCACTTGATTTCGACGACTTCCATCTGTTTAGCGGCAGTGCGGCCGTTGCGGAAGACAAATGGGCGATTCTCGGACATTCGTTCCATAGAAATCATGGCGCGTTCGCCGCCCTGAATAATGAAGTATCCACCCACGTCTTCGGCGCACTCTCCCAGCTTTGAAGGGTGAACGTGCTTTTGGTCATGGAGAAGGCAGTACTTTGATCCTACCATGACTGGAATTTTTCCAAGATGAACATTGGGAAAGACGCGAACGTTGGATTCGCGAATGCTGTTGCGGGTATGATCGATAAAGGTCGTGATAACTTTGACGTTCACGTTAAGGGGAGCGGCATAGGTAAGATTTCGTAGACGTGCATCGTTGGGCATCATCGGGTGAATGGCACCGTTATTTTCAAAGATAGTGGGCTTTCGTATCGAGATTTCTTCGAATTCAAGAGTTACTTCATATTCATGTTGTACTTTCTTTCCGAGTACAGCCACGCCATCCGCTGCAGCACCCATAAGAGCGTTGGCAGAGGTAGTGGAGAGTCCCGTTGCCGTCGCTAGGGCAGAACGGGGGCCAGCCAATGGAATTTCCGGCGAACCATAGGAAGTGATAGGATTGGACATGTGAATAATTTCGGGAATGTCGACTTCAATGAATTGATTGAAGGACTCAATCTGATGGCTAATAAGCTGCTTTCCATCAGTTTGAGTAATGAAGGTTTGAAGGATATGACGATAATCGGGTAAAGACATCGGATGGAGGTTAGCAACGATAGAGTTGAATTCCTCCATCAATTTTATCAATTTAAACCTGGTATGTTTAGGTTCTTTATCTTTACTATTAATAAGAAGACAGACATGCAAGAGGCAGAGATAAGAACATTTGCAATAACAGGCGATGCAGCAAAAGCCTATATAGGAGGGTCTAAGAAAAGACGAACTGCCAAGAGAAAGGAAGGAGTAGAAGTTCCATCACAGACGGTTAGTGCACCGAATGCAGATCCAATGGTAGCTGCTCTTGATAAGCCTGTATCGGTAGTTACACCACCAATTGTGCCCAAAACACCCGCGGTAATACAACGTGCAGGGGCAGCCCCTGAACTTCCTCGATTCCAAGTTGTCAGCGGAGATTCAAAGAAGATTAAAGTAGAGTTAAATAAGAAGCAGAATACGAAGAAGGTTCAGCTCCATCCAAAGAAGGACGAGCCTGCCAAGGTGCCTATGAAGAAATCCGTGACAAAGAAGAATCGAAAGATGCTACTAGGTGTATCCGCACTTCATCGACGTATGACTCGTGCCAAGAAGATGCAAAAGAAGGCAAAGGAAATGCCGTTAGATAAATTAAAAGAGGAGCTAGTCCAAAAGAAACTGATCAAGGCGACAAGTAAAGCGCCTGAATCGGTTTTGCGACAGATCGCAGCAGATGCACAGATTGTTGAGGGAAAAGCATTATAATCTGCGGAAAAGGAATGTCTTCTATCTTCGCACCACTATCTATAATGAATAGGCCCCTTTCACAGTATTATTCGCATATCCATCCAACTGTCCGACAACTCTTACAAATCATTGCTCGTTCCACTACTGAAATTGAGCAACACGTGAGATATCAAGCCCTTCATGCAATTCCGCCCCCTCAGGCTCTTCAGAATGCATCGGGTGATGTACAGAAACAGCTCGATGTTATTTCGGATACGATCATGACAACGCATTTGATTCAATCGAATGCGTGTAATGTACTTTTATCAGAAGAACAAGAACAGCCAATTATGGTTCCAAAGGAACATAGAGGAACATATTTGGTAGCATTTGATCCGTTAGATGGATCGTCGAATATCGATTGTAATGGGCCGGTGGGTACGATTTTTTCAATTTGTAACAATCCAAAAGGAGAAATTCTATTAAATGGTGATCAGATCGTTGCTGCTGGGTATGTACTATATGGCCCTGCGACAGAATTGATCATTGCAGTCAATCAGGAAGTGGATCGATTTGTACTGGATTCGTTTAAGAATTACAATCATGTAGAGAGCGTATCCCTTGTTGGAAAATCAAAGAAGATCTATTCTATTAATGAGGCGAATTCACATGTATGGAAGAAGAATATTATCGATTTTATTGAGGGATACAAACGATCGGCGTATACTGCTCGTTATATTGGATCGATGGTCGCCGATGTTCATCGAACACTTCTCTATGGAGGAGTATTCTGTTATCCAGCCGATCGAAAGAATCCAAAGGGAAAACTTCGCCTATTATATGAATGTTATCCAATTGCATATATTATAGAGGCAGCGGGAGGAAAGGCAATTGTAGGAAATGACTCTGTGGAGCGTATATTAGATATCAAGCCACTCACGATTCATCAGCGCACGCCGATTCTATTGGGAACAGCAGAGGAGGTAACTAAATATGAAATAATACGTTCGAAATTATAATCTAAACACCAGGTTCATACGAAGGATCAGAATGCATCAAGCAACGATAAAAAAAGCGATCCAGACGCCCCCTTTTTTTATCGGACGAATTACGGATGTCGAACTGAGAATGTCTTATGATCTGTATCATGGATCGCTCATGAATATTGTTTCGTGTAAGCAAGAATTGGAGAATAATGCAGGAATTCACGTAAAGAATAATGCATCCTTGCATATCTATGTTCAACGATTCATTCAGGCATACGATCATTGTACGCATATCGCAGAATGGGACAAACGAGGGATAATGTATCAATCCGTAGGAAAATGTCAGGAATGGATTACGCAGCGAACGCCACGGACACCCAAGATCGATGCCATGAATTTGGAGCCGTATTATTTTGAGGATTCCTGGATGCCGGCACTGAAAGGGAAACGGATCCTTATTATTCACCCGTTCGCGGCTAGTTTTGAAAAGCAGGTCACAAAACTTCACGAATTATTTCCGAATCGAAGTTGGTTCGAAGATTGTACATGTACATTTATTAAACCACCGATGACAATGGCTGGAAATCATCAAGATAAAGACTGGCAAGAACATGTAGAGGCATTTCTTCCTCAACTTGATTCGATCG